ACAAATCCCTTGAGCACGACATGTTATTTCGCTATCCCCGGGATCAGCCATAAGTGTAAAAGTTCCGGCGTTGAGATCAACAGAATAATCTGCGGGAGTAGAGAGAAGGGAGCCGTCTTTATAAACTGATAATACAGAATATATAGGATATGTCACTCCATCGAAATCTGTCTGGCTTACTTTATATGTATAATTCGATGTATTACATTGAGGTGGGTTTATGCCCTCGACGCTTCCGAATAATATCGGTATCTCCTTATCCTTCCACGCGTCCTCACAGTTAGGATAATTGGTGCTGTCAAATTTCTCGGTAGGTATCTTTTGTAGCAACACCCGACGGTCATTAACGTCTATCTCTGTCACCACTCCAAGCCGCGGCGTACGGGTGACGCCCGTGAAAAACACGGCTAGCTCATCATAATTATCACTTATCAGCGCCACAAAAAGCTTCACTGATTTATTGTGCCACAGGTAGCCGTCATCGAGCCGCCGCGACCAGAACCAATTGTCGGTGTTTTTGAACTTGATTGCGCCGAATTGGATCTGCTCATCAGGCTGATAATAGTCACCCACCATCTGATAGACAGAAGGGATTGAGTCAAGATTGAGATAAGTCTTGCAGTCCGCCATACGCCTGTAGCGACACACTTCTACATCGTCAATGTTAATATCAGAGCTTGCCGCCGTCTGGTTGCGGATGATAATCGTATATGACGAGTAGTCGTCATGCGTTACAAACTCAAGGTCGTATTCGGTCCATGTCTCGGAATTGCTGAGCGTTATCCCGGCCCAGCCTGCATTCCACGTGCCATCAGATTGCAGATACACATTTGAGCCAGAGTCGCGGAAAATGAGCCAGCCATTCTTACCAACCGCAGAGTTCTTGTATTTGAATCGCACACGGGCCTTTCGCCCCGGCCTCAATGTTATATTTTGGCGTATATGCGCAACGCTGTCAGATGCATCGATGGAGAGCTTCGCCGAGTAGGCGGAATCAGAATCATATACGGTTGTCCCGTCCTGCTCCACAATGGAAGAACCCGCTGTGTTCTCGGTCCAGTCCTCAAGGTTTGTTGTCGACTCCCAGTATTCGAGGCCGGGATTAATGAGCACGTTATCAAATCGCTCGACCTGTTTTGGGCGGTTCGAGAATAGCTCCCAGAAATAGGCGATTATGCTGTATTTCGGGTCGCTTCCGTCAAGTGTCGCCGGGTCATCGCTTCCTGATGTGTGCACATAGAGCACTTTATTGAGGTCGTCGTAATAAAATTGAGATGCCGTGCCGTTACAATCGGAGATGGAGAACACCTCATCGTATTCCGTCCCATCCTCTTTCACCTTATGGACCTCGGCATCGTCCGGCATGCTGATGTACCAGGTGTTGGTGTAGGTGCCGTGCTGTGTCCAGGTCTGCTCTTCCAGTTTCCGGGCAAGCTCAATCTCGACAATGATAAGCTTTTCCAGATCGGGAGCGTTTGAGAATTCAACGATTCTTGTTGCGGGAGCGGCGGCTTCGGCGGCAAGTATCGAGATGCCGACATGCTCGCTGACAACCGGAGCATCGGAGACCGTGATAAGCACGTCATCGACGAAATAGATGGTAACTTCGATAATGCCGTCATCGGCCGTCACGCTGTCTGATACGTCAATGCTATAGGTGCTTTCCGCGCTGAGGCTTACGCCGACTGATTCGCCGACGGTGATAATCGCATATTCGATAACCGCGCCGTTTCCGTCATCACCACAGTATACCGCATCAGATACGCTTATGTTCATTATCTGAGTTTTTCAACTTCCATATCCAGCCGCCAGTACCCGGCAGAGTAAAGCACCGATGCATAGCTCCATCTATTGAATTTCACGTAGTCGGTAGTCGAGAGATAAGAGGACGTGTCTTCTGTGATAAACAAGCCCTTCGACGTTCCGGGTGAGGCAAACATGGTATCGAAATTGGCTTTATCGGCAGACTCCATGATAAACGAGTAGTTTTTCGTCCAGTAATGCCCGAGTTGGATGGATGATATTTGTCCGTCCTCAGACTGGTTCACGATGCTGGGATCGGCAGGGTCATAGCGCATCTCTTCAAGAAACGTCCGCGTAGGCTCAAACCGCGGCCCGAGAAATATGCGCCCCATCTCGACATAGCCGTCGCTGTTGTCTACGTCCTGGATAGTTATGCGCCAGTAGCGGTAGGTAACGCCCGCCGTTGATTGATAGGCGAGAATATCGTCCTGAATCGTAAAAGTCCACGACCCCGCCACGGTAGTGAAATCATCGTCTGAGTACTGGAACTTCACCGTTGCCGTACTCTGAAAATTATGTCCCCGCACCATAGCGGCATGCACTGTTTGAGCGGAGCCGAGATCTATGTTTATAGCCTCTGTGTGGTGTATCCTGATCTCGTCTGCCGTGTAGGTCGATGCCCCGGAGTCGTCTGCCGCGGTGGCAAAGCCTATAGTGTCGGCTACACTATCAGAAGCATTCGTCCCCGTGCTCCACTTCAGCGTAAAGTTGGCACCCGCTGAAATAGTGAATTTATTCGTACTGTCGGAATATGAGACGGTATAGGTAAGCCCACCCGCCGCGTCCATCTGGGTCTTGATCTCAGTCGCTAAGGTGTCAGCATCGTATGTACTAGCCGTCAGGGTCGCCGTAAGTTCGGCCCCGCCTTCGTCGAAGTCGATTTTGTTGTTCTGTGTCCCACCCCCGGCATAAATGATAAAATACCCCCAGCCGGAGCCTGCACCGTGATTGCTGTGCCATGCTTTATTGAAATCCCGGTGCTGGGTGTTTTCGGCGGTGAAGTTTGAGTGTTCTGTCGATTCGGTTAGGGTATAATTATCCCATAGATTGTTATAGTAAAAACGGCATGTCATTATCTTTTATCCGTCAGGCTTCGCTCGTGGATGCGCCATACCTGTTTCCGTGTAAGCTCGGGTACGTACTTTGCCATGGCCATTGCCGCCTCTTTGCCGTCAATATAAATATGAACAGGTGCAGGATTCATCTTCACTTCAATCTTTTCGCTGTGGCCCGCCGGTGAAGATTGGCTTAAAGGCGCCACATTCACAGCTTCTGCTCCGTTTTCACCCGCCATAAAAAGCGTAGGGCTTGTCACCACGCCGGAGAAGCCGTGCTGGGCGAACGTTACATCACCCAGGGCATTCGCCATGCGGCCCGTATCGCCCTTTATCCTATCAAGTATGCTGCGGATACGCCGGAGTGCTGTGTTGCTATCATCTATTTTCGCGTTCCGGTCACCGGAGAATCGCTCAAGATTGTCCAAGCGCTGCTGGGCGTTTATAAAGGCCCAATCCCGAAGCTCTTTTACATTTTTCCAGATATGCTCGAAATGCCAAGAGTCGGTTGTAGACGGGCCGCCCGGACCCTGAAGAGCTGAAGCAACACTGGCAATGGCTGTGACTGCACCCGAAATCATATTTATCGGATTTGCAAGGCTGGCGACTCCTGATGTTACCGCAGAAATGCCATCCGCAATGCTTGAAGTCCCCCCGCCTCCTAATGCTCCGCCTATCTCTTTTGCTATAGACGATGCCGCGCTGGATATGCCGTCAAGAATGCCGCCAATAAAGTCGGTCACCCACTTTGCTATCATCTGACCTATCATATCGAAAAACTGCTCTTTTATAGCATCCCATATGCCCTTAAGACCTTCTTTCAATGACTTCGCACCAGATAACACATCGCTTATAGTCGTGGCCCACTTCGTTTTAAGACCGTCAGCCATTTGATTCCATAAAGTAGTCAGTCTTGATACTCGCTCTCCAACATTTTCGGTGGTGTTTTCCGTAGACTTAAGGATTTTGAGCATATTATCCGCCCAATAATCCCCCATGCTACCAGTAGACTCAACAGCGCTGTTTATCTCGCCAGTCAGGTAATTAATAGCCCCCGATGTTTTAGGAATGGTATCCGATAAAGTATTCTTAATATGAGTGTTGAGGTTTTTTATTGCCGTATCCCATGCCTCAATTTCCTTTTTGTTTTCTCTGGCTGCCTCTCCGGCATCTTGAAAACCACCGACAAGCCCTTGAAGACCGTTATTTAGCTTGCTACCTATAGTTTCCGCTAAATTTCCCGCTTCTTCTTCTAGATCCTCGAGTGTTTTTTCCTGGCCCGATGCCTCTTTTGCGGCGTCAAGATGCTTTCCACCTAATTCATCCAAAAATTTCTTTAAATCCTTACCGTGTTTACCACTGGCTATAGCCTTTAAAGTTTTCTCTGTGTTTTGCCCATACTTATTCCAAATATTATTGATCTCTGCCAGTTTTTTGCGATATGCCTCTGCTCCAGCCTTAAGTGGCACGAATTTCTTGGCTGCCTCTTCTGCAAATTTTGACCATCCTCCAATCTGCTCAGTGAGTTTCGCCCAGCGCTTTGTCTCTTCTGAGGTATATTTTCCGGTAGCTTTCTCCCATTTCTCTCTTGCGGCTATTAGAAGTTTGTATGCACCATAGGCAACCAGGGCAGCAGCCCCCAATTTGCCAAGTACAGGGACGATGCCCAGGCCACCTGCACGTAGTGCCACAAAGGCACTGATCAATTTACCGGATACTAAAAGCAATGGGCCAATAGCGGCGGTTAATGTGGCAATTTTAATAACAAGGCTTTTATTTGCCTCTGATAAATTAGAAAACCATTTAACTACTTTTTCTACCTGTCTAAGTATTTCCACAAACGCCGGAAGCAGCTTCATTCCAATTTCTGCGGATAGTTCGGTTATTCTTGACCTCAAGGCCCGCATTTTATTTGCCGGAGAGTCGAGTGTTCTGGCGAGATCCCCCTGAGCGTCAGAGGTCTGCTCCATAATAACGCCGTAGCGAGCCAAGACCTTTTGCTGTTCGCTTAGCGTTTCCCCCTGCTTGATTATTCCCTGAGTAAGGGCGTAATGTTTTATAGTGTTTTCGTTTACGAGTATTCCAAGGCGTTTCAGAGGTTCAATTTCGCCCGAAATACCTGATTGCAACTTTAAAAAGGCCTCTTCCGGCTTCAAGTTATAAAATGAGGCCATATCATAGGCCAGTTGAGAAAGCCCCTTCGCCATATCGAATGCGGCTTTCTCGCTAAGACCCATAGATTTAAGCATAACGTTGAAGGTTCCAACTGTTTTGCGGATTTCAAACCTATTGAGTCCCAGCGAACTCGAAAGTTCATCGCTCCATTTTCTAGCCGCGTCAGCCATCCCCTTCATGGATACTTCAAAAAGGTTTTCGCTTTCTATAGCGTCCATTCCTGTTTTTATCGCAGCCGCACCAACAGCCGCCAGTGGAGCGGTTACGGCAAGCGACAACCGCCTTCCGGCGACTTGCATTTTGCGTCCGAGCCTATCTAGAGAAGATGATGCGTTATCGAGACCCTTTTTAAGTCCACTAATATTAGCCCCGATTTCTACATACAAATCCGCAATCTTACGCATCAATTACTCCTGTTTTTTAGCATACTGGTCCTTAAGTTTCGTCCAGAATTTTTTCTTATGAAACGCCGCCAGTTCTTCAATGTCCTTTCTCGTCATGCTGTCCTTCGCCTTCGCCTCATCTGTGAATCGGACGAGGTCTGTTACCCGGAGCGGCTTTGTGCGCCAGCCTGCGTTATTGGCTATCCAGCAGGCGAGTTGCGCCGATTCGGTAAGCCGCCGCTTTGTCTGAGACTCATACGCATTGAGCAACGCAAAGAGTTCTGCGGGTGTTGTCCGCCAGAACTCAAAGGGATGGAATTCAAGGCGGTCTAAGGCGGTGGTGTAGGACTCATCGAGATATTCATGCCAGCTTAAAGCTTTTGTGTCAGCATCCTCTATGTCTTCTAGTTTTTTTTTACATCATCTGTCGGCGGAAAAGCCGCTTCAAGCGCACGTCCTACCTTTTCGGATATCTTCTCGATATTTTGAAAATCAATCCAAGCACCAACATCTTTAGGCGTAATTCCGTCGTCCTCATGCACGAGTCCGGCCCAGATCAGCGTGCGGAGATCCCGCAGCTTGACTGAGCCGGACACGAATGATTCAATTTTATCGACGGTTACGCCCAACTCGTCCTCAAGTGCTACGAGAGAGTTGAAATCATAGCGGAGATGCCGCTGTTTTCCACCTAACTCGATAGCAATAGACTTCGCAGGCATATAACCCCCTTGTCAGGCTGATTAACTGGTAGAGCAGGTCAGCCCGTCAGTGATTGTGATGGATGCCGTGGCGGTAAGCGAGTCCTCGTAAGGCCCGGTATAGACCAGAGAGGTAACGATTCCTTCGCCCGTATAGGTGGCCCCGTCCGGCATTGTCACAATGCACGTTACCTGTGCCGGGGAAGCATTACATATGTGGTTTTGCAGCACTTTTTTCGCCACGTCGTTGTAGATATACAAAGCATCCACATCTATCGTATAATCCCGTCTTCCGACGAGATATTCGCCTGCCCGGCTGGAATCTGCGGAGGTGGCATCGATTGTCGCCTGAGAAAAAGACAGGGTGATAGTCCGAGCACCGGCAAGCACATCACCTTCTGCGGTAAGAGTCATATTGGCACCGGATACAGCATCTGTAGTCATAGTTCCTCCAAAAAAGTTAAAAATTTATAGAGATAGGGGGTTGCGGAAAATTGAGTGCAACCCCCCTTTTACTTGCTTAAGTATTAAGCCATGTGAACACGGAACCTCAGCACGCCATGCCTTATGGGGCGGGCGGGCTCAGTCCCGTCAATTATAATATCGGTATAATCGAGATGGGCTATTACAGGAGTATAACCCGTTATGGAAAGAGCCGTGCCGTCAAGAGCCTGGGCGATATCGTCCAGCATATCGGCACACTCTTTTGTGCCCTTGTAGTCGCTCCATACGTGAATCATCACGATATTGTCTTGTGCCGGTGTATCCTGGGCGCTGAATGACGCAGAGCGCGTTCCTATGGGAGAGCTTATCGAGATGTAGGGTAGCGTGGCATTGTTCGGCACATAGTCGTAGGTGTCGTAATCGCTTGTAAGGTCGTCTGTGGTGAGGCGCGTATAAATTGCCGTTACAAGCTCTGTAAATCCTATCTTTCTTAGTGCCATCTATTTATAATCCTTGTTATATTGTGCTTTCTCCCGAAATAGTCGAATGGAGCCTTTCTGCGGTAGCGGTCATATTCCAAATCACGCAGGTCTGGCTTTAGATGCGTGCCGCAAGCGTCAAAACACACGGCGGCCTTCCATTCCGTCTCCTTCAGCCGGAGAAAGAAGTCCATGTGCTCGAATTCTATCTTGATATTGGCGTCCCATCTCACATCGCGAAATACTTCGCGTTTAGCAAGAAAGAAATTCACCACCTGGTCGGCAATGCGAAACTTCACGCCGGATACGTCCTGCACGAGCGAGATGGCGGCATCGCGGTAAAGCACGCCGCCCTCAATATTAAGCATGAGACCCCGGCTATAGCGGTCGTTTCCAAACCGGGCGCCACTCTGCTCGTGTTTTATAATTCCCGATACAATACCGATATCGTCGCGGCTGTCGAGCACCAGCTTCATGTTGCGCACCGTTTCAGAGTCATCAAGCCGGATATCGTCGTCGAGGATTAATATGTAGTCTTCTTTCACGTCCTTTACGATGGCGTTCCTCCCTGCGGACAGCCCGGAGTTGAAAGGCATGTACAAGACATGGTGACCGTCACGTTTCAGCTGGTCATATACCAGCCGCTTTTTATCAGATATACGGCTGTCATCTGCGATATAAAGTGTATAGGCATATGGAAACTTTGTTTCTATAGCATCGAGGGTGCGGAAAAAATTAGCCTCCCTCATAAAGGTTTTAATACCGACTGCAATAGTATCTTTCCGCTTCCGCCTTCTGCCTTTTTCGTCCTTAACAAATATCCCGCTTTGGCTTACTTGCCGCACATCTTTTGCTTCAATTATCTTGCCGCCGAATACGTCAAGGTATCCCAATGTCTCGTCGTCATCCTTCCGCTCAAGCGTGATATAATAATCGGGGATTTTACCTGTTTTTTGGAAATAGACTGCGGCCTGGGGTGCATCGAGTTTTACCGCCTTGTCTGCCACGCCGAGCGCACTGAGAATCCGCATGCGGTCGGCATACGGCGGACCTATGGGAAGGTTGGCCTTCTCTATCGCTTTGTCGGAGTATATGCCTATCTTGTAGTCCGTCCCCAGGTTTTTCACCCCCTCTATCATGTCAATATGCCGGGGGGTTATAACACCCCAGGTATCGGCCGTGAAGGCAAATTTGTCCTTCTTAAAGAAACCGTGGTCTATCGCCCGGTTGTCCTTCCAGTATTGCCATATCCGGTTTGGCTTCTGCCAATCAGGGCCGTATTGAGCCTCGAGATATCGCTCCGGCGGGTTCGGCACATATGCTTCCATTCTGCGGAATGTGATGTGCCTGAGGTTTTGAAACAGGTAGGCCGGTACTATCCGGGCCACGCACTCCATATGCTCTTTCCACCGCCCGAACCTGTCGGGTCCAAATGCCCCCCACCAGTAGTAATTGCCCTGCTCTCCAAAAAAGAATAAATCAATCTTGATGCCGTATTTGATGAAGCTAAGCTCTATTTTATGTCCGTTATATGTCCACTTTTTATAAAGCAAGAATCCGGCTTGTTTAAAATCAGAGAGAAATACATTCCAGAGTTTCAGCTGGCCCGGCGCAATGCCGATGTCTATGTCCGGGTCATGTCCGATATAGCTGCCGTCACGGATCGCGCCGAGGCAGGTGCCACTCATCAGCCACCATCTTGCCTTATGCTTATTGAGGATGGAGATAGCGGCGGCCAAGTGCCTATCAAACATAGCGGTATTGGTTTTTCTGTCATCTTTCCCGGTGTAAATTATGGGGTTATATGTGTTGTAATCGCTGTAGCTGTATTTCAATCCCCATTTTTTACCGAAAAGGTCGAATCCCACTTTGCGGGAACGATAACGCGTGTATTCCTTTGACGGATCTTCATGCTTATGCCATATCCACACAGACGGTGTATATGCTATTTTCCATGCTTTTCGCCGCCTTGCAGGACGGTTTTTTACGAGCTTATATTTCACTGAGATGAAAAAATCACTGTGTTCAAGCGCGGTTTTAAACTGCGGATCCCACCGGATAGGCTCTTTGCAAACAGCGATTCCTCCACGCCAGAGGTCGAGGCGCATCATGAAAACGTTGAGCACCAGATCGCAGAGAAAATATTTGACTTTTCCGGCCTTCTGCCACCTCGGGTTTATTATCTTGTCCGTAAATTTGATGTTATCTTCAATGCGGTGGCGTCCTTCATAGTGCATCTCAGAGCCGTCAGCGTTTTTAAGCATTCCTCCCACAATTCCAATGCTTTTGTCCTTCTGGAGTACGGCGTGCCAGTTTTCAAGCTTCGTTCCCTCATCGAACACACAGTCGTCCTCAACTATTACGATATAGTCATACTTTTTCGGAATACGCTCCAGGGCGGCATTACGCGTCCCTCCAACACCGAGGTCGAAGGGAAGCTCGAGGTATTTACACTCGTGCTGTCTGCAAAACTCCCGTTTCTCGTCTGTGTGATAGCCGTTATCGCCTATATATACCGGGATTCTAGGGTAGTATTTGCGTATGCTTTTGATGCACCGATAAAGGCATTCATCTCTCAAAAAAGTTGTAACAAGTACGGCAACGTCCTTCATTCTTCCTCCCTAACGCTCTTTTGCATCCCATGTCCAGAGCCATGTACCCGGTTTCCCCCAATTCCGTTGTATCCGGCGCACCATCCCCTCAAGCGGCCTCAACGCAAGCGCCACAACAGCATTGGTATCCACCTCGGGCAATTCGCCGAACGGACTGTAATCTACTCCGAGAGTGCGGAACATCCGCTTAATTTCATCGGGATTGCTGAGGTTTTTAAAATCAAGCTCGTATGTTTTTCGAAAATACGGTTTCCAGCGATAATAGCGCGCCCTCACTTCATACCACTGCCAGAGAACCATTTCGTAGAACGACAGGCCGGGTTGGCAACGGAGAATATTGTGCCGCCATTCTGGCTTTAGAAACCAATCGCTCTCAAAATGCCTGCATTTCTCGGCATAAGAGATGAGACTGTCAAGCGGGTTACGGTAAAGATAGATACAGGAGACATCATTAAATCTCCCGAGTACGTGCCGGACATAAGCTTTTATGAACTGCTGGTTCGACTCAAAGTAATTTCCAGATTTTGAGTGAAGTTCTATCAAATCCAGTTTTTCTTTTATAACGGACGCCTCGTGAGGCTGGAGGTTGTCATTATTATTCAGTGCCTCGAGTACATCATTGATAATATAAGGTTGCGGCTCGTGGAAAGATGGGATGTCCGTTAGCGCATCGAATATTCCCGCCAAATATTTCGTCCCACAGCGCCCGGCAGAAGCAACGAATATTTTCACCATATCCGCTCAAAATCCCGGCCCCAGAGCAGGCCGAGGTGACGGCGTCTGTGATAGGTGGCCTCGTCTTTTTCCCATGAACTACGCATGATTTCCCTTGTCCTGTCTTTAGACATATGATGTTTTGCTATTGCCGCTCTCGACGAATAAAAACGGTCCACGCTCTTGGCGTACTCCCAAAGCTCCTGATCACCGAAATAGTTCGTATAGTCAGGGCATTCGGCGGCTTTCTGCGGAAACCGCTCGAGAAACTTTCGTCCCAAGAGCCTGATGCCATAGACGGTCGAACCGTGCTCCTGATTCAATCCAATCATTCCATCGGTATCAGGGAAATGCTCAGCCAGACTTGCAAGAGCCATCTCTATGCAGTCGGGGTAAAACTCCTGATCATCGCCTGCATACAGCACGGCATCGGCATCTATTTGAGCGGTAATGCGGTTTATTTTCTCTACAAATCCGCTCCCCTCATCGCCGTCATAGTAGAGGGATACATGCTCATGCGTGCTATTGGCGACAGAGAGCGCGAGGCGTGAGGCCGACTCTGTCCGCAGCCATAGCGTAGGGCAGGCTACAAGTACGTGCATTATCCGCATATAATCTCTTTCACGAGCGGTTGCCCGAATAAAACATCTTTCCGCCTCTCGAATTCCTCTCTGGTCAGGCTGTCAACTTTATCTCTTTTCCACATCCGCGAGGAATACCAGTTGTGATAAAACGTAGGCTGTCGGTTGATATAATAAATATCACCGTAAACGCCCTCATAAAACTTGACGCCCGGCTTTTCGTATCCGACGTTGAGGCCGAATACTTCATATCCCTTGTCGGTAATGTCATAATACAGCTTGCGGCCTACGTCATGCTCCCGCGTCGCTGAAAATTTTAAACCTTCTTTTCTGAAATAATTGCACCTGAAAAACATGACACAGGGATGAATTGGCTTGAGGTCTCCGCCCTTTGCGGCAATCAATCGGCGCGTTGGCTTGCTGTGGTAGAGGTCAAGAATGTCATAATCCCAATTCCGGCGCATGATGTGAGCATCGCTGTCAAGGACAAGGCAAAAAGCATGGGTAGCTTCTTTGAGCAGTCGATCAAGCCCATGGCCATGCCCATAATTCATCGGAGAGACAATCGTTTTGATATCTGTTTGTGCTTTGAGCCAGTCTACGGAACCGTCAACGCTGGCATTGTCAAAAACTATTATCTCATAAGGAACAGTTGTAAATTTACGGACAGATTTTACAAGAAGCCTCATCCATTCAAGGCTGTTGTAGTTAACGGCAAGTATGGATATCATTTAACGGCCTTCAATTTAAGCTTAAGAAGCCAGTCGTCTTGACTCTCTTCAGTGACGGCGAATTGAGGCACAGGCTCTGTCGAGCGGGAGGCAAAGGCATCTCTAAACCTGTTTCCGGCCTCGTAATACCAGAAACTATAACGGTGCCACAAACTGAGGTGTGTCGGGTCCATAACGGCCTGCGGATGCGGATAACACGGCAGTTCAATGTCGGCTATTCCGCCCGGCTTCAACACCCGCCATATCTCATGCATCACAAGGGTTTTCTTCTCGGTGTGTACATGCTCAAGAATGTGGTGTGCCCTTACCTCATCGAAATGGTTATCAGGAAAAGGCAGTGGTGTCTCTATATCGTGGGTAATATGGGCGTTTGTTTTCGGGTCTTTATCAAGGGTCGTGTATCCGTGAAGCCGCCTCCCGCCAGAACCTAGATCGAGTTTCATCGCCTTTTAAATACCAGGCGCACCTTCCGCTCGGCCTCGTTTTTATGCTTCTCGTATGCTTTGGTGAGATAAAGGAAGCCTTCTTTCGGTCGCTCGGCAGGCTCATGTCCGCGTCTGGGCGGATACTCGCCGGGCCCGGGATAGGGGGCATCGCCCCAATAGCCGAATTCCTGCATGTGGGCATATTTGACATTCGTGCCGACTACCACTACAAACTCGTCCCGTCTCGCCGACGGCCTGTCTACACCCTCATTTATGCGGGAGTAGTTCGGGCCTGTTTTCGACCAGGATGTAGTTATGGAATTCCGCAGGCGCCCCGTCCAGATAGGCGTGCCCTTTTTAGCATCGCCCTCGATATCATAGCCTACAATCAGCAGGGCTTTTTCCACATCGGGTTTTTTTCGCTCGTAATAACGCTTGAAGTTATCCTTCGCCTCTTTTATGCCCTTGAGGTCGATAGTGATGCGGTCAGCCATTATCCCGTCATCCTCTCAAGCTCAACGAGAGACAGCCGCATATATTTACCCCGCTCGCTCCAGTCCTCAACCAGCTTCACCTCAAATACGCGGCTGTCAAGAAACACGTGGTCGCTCTCTTTGATGCCCGAGCGGTACTCAAGATAGAGCAGATAGTCGGGATAGATGTCGGATTTGCCGCCGTAGGCCAGTATCTCCAGCTTCCGGCTTGTCGTCTCGAATCGACACGGCACGTTGAGGTACAGCACATCATAGGACGTATCAGAATACCCGCCGAGCGGATCAGTTGTCTCTACGACAGGACGTTTTACGTCGCACTTATTATCGAGAAGTGATTGAAAACTCATGGTTTTTTATTTTCCCTGATCAGTAACGTCTAAAATAGTTACCTGCATGCAATCCCGCTGCTCCAGTTTTTTGTACTCTTTTACCAGAAACGAAAGCGCATCAAGCACCTCGAAGCGGTTATCGGTCGAGAGGTACACCATGCCGTCTTTAATCTCAAGCTGCAGCATTAAAACTCCCTTCGGCGAAAATAATCGAGCGCCGCCTGAATGTCGGATGAAATACCGTATTTAAGATCGGCAGGCCCGAAATTCTCATAAGCATAGACATTCCCTATCTTCTCTGACTTCTTGCCGCTGTCCTGCTTGCCTTTGCCGTATTTGAGCTTTACAAGCTCGATGCATGCCTGCTCCAGCGCATAGGGGATGGTAGTGTATCCCGCCGTATAGCTTACATGGTATTCGGTGTTCGACAGCCACGTCCCCGGACGACGTATTAGGCCGTAATTTCTGCTCTCAGAAGGCATTACCACCTGATAGTCTGTGAGCGACTCGTCCCCGGTCTCGATGTATGCCTGCTTTGTACTGGTTACGGCAAGCGCCGGGTGCTGCAATATCTCGTCCGCATCCCGCGAGTCCGTATCCGTGGCAAGCGTGGTGCATGACCATCCCTTGCCAAGCGCATGTATAGCAGCTATAAGCAGGTCGATAGTGGCATAGTCTGCAAGAGTCAGGCTTGTATCGTCCGCATTCGTCCCGCCATCAACGATCAAGCGCATGGCGCTCGATGTTACCTCGACGGTGCAGAAATTAGCATCGGTAGAGGTGTTTTTTATACTGAATGAGTTCGCCCGCCCGGTCTGAACCCGGTTCACCCGCGTCACTGGATACTGGTCGAGGAAAAGGTCGCCGCAGTTTGTGCCGTAATACTGCTCATTTGTATATGAGCGGGTCTTGAGTTTACGGCTACAGTAGCGCTCTATGAAATCAGTGGCTCGGTCAATAAGGCGCTCGATGAGGTAGTTGTCAACTATTTTAAGCGTCTGTTTCTTGCTTTCGCCGAGGGCGTCAATCTCGCCCGTCTCTAAGAGGTCCGCCGATTCTGCCGATGAGTGGCAGATTTGTCCGGCCTCCCAGTCGGCGACAGAGGCGTTGATATATGCCACAAGCTCGCCTATGGTGTCGTAGGCGGCTGCTGTGAGGTCGAGCGCGGCATCGGCGGCATCGTTATGTTTGAGGCGCAGAGTGTCATCGTCCACATGGACGACGGCACTGGATGCGGCACCGGAGTAGTAGACCCAAAAGGCATCCTTCTCTATATCATCTCCAATATAAGCCTTTACCGCTTCGACGGTGGTAAGTGCGTAGGTGTCTAATGCCATTATGCCCCCTTATGCTATAGCCTGGTTCACTGTGAGTGATGCCTCGGAGCCGTAGAGTTTCCACGCCCCTTTCTCTACATACGCCTGGAGCGTCCACGTGCCCGCCGAATCAAGGTTGCCTGCGGCCGTGGTATAGGATATAGAGGTGCTCGACTCTTGTGCCGCCGCCCAATTTCCGGTCGTACCATTCGGTTTTTTATAGTAGATTTTCCGCACCGCCGCACCGGAGATATCGGCTGTGGTATTGAGTATTATTTTTACGCCTATATCGCCTACGTAAACGGTCGCCATTTATCGTGCTCCTTTACGCCTCTATCGTGCCCCCGAGGCAGATGGTAGAGGTTAGTGTTATGGTGAGATTTACGGTTGAAGCGAGAGTCACCGAGGTCTCAATGGTACTGTCAAGCGTATGGGTCAGGCTGATGGTCGAGTTCGCCTCGCCCTCTAAAACAATCGTACTGCTGAGGCTATGCTCCAGCGTGATAGTTGATGTAAGCTCATGCTCGCAGGATGTTTGTATGTAAACATTAGCGTTGACTGTCTCGCCCACGCTCGTAGAGTCGGAGGCAGATGAGCTAGAATCAAGAGCCTCAAGAATACCGGCATCTTCTACCCGGATGATAACCGACTCATCTGCTTTCGCAGAATCGTTAACGCCAGCTGCGTGCTTAAAACATATGCCCCTGGCCTCTCCGGCAGAGACTGAATCAGCCAGACTTAACTCAAGGCCCAGCGCCTCAATGCTGGTATTTGTACCGATTGAGATTCCGTCAGAGATGCTGACTATCATTGCGGAAGCCGCCCCAATATCGATACCGCAGCTTTCACCCAGAGAGATACCATCGGCCTGAGATGCCGGACAGAGCGGTATTACCGATCCGGTATTTTCATTGGACGATATGCTGTCGGAGGCCAGCGCCGAGAGCATCAGGTTACTGACTCCTGGTACGTCACCCGTAGAGATGCCGTCCTGAAGGCTGATATCTAGGCCGGAAATACTTGTGCCCAATGCCTCGCCGAGTGACACAGCATCGCTTGTGCTCGCGTCAATATCAGGGGCAGAGCCTATATCGGCACCGACCGATTCGCCTAATGAGGCGGAATCTAAACAGGAGACCGCAAGATTGGACAGACCGGCCCCTGCCGACTCACCCACAGAGGCGCCGGAAAAGACGGACAGGACGCACACCAGGATGGCAACGATAACATTCCGCCCTATGGAGATAGAATCAGAGACAGACGCCTCCTCATTTATCGAAAGGTCTATGTCTTCTGAGATAGTCGGCATTTTAATTCTTATAATTCATATGTGTTTATCGGTAAATCCCCACCTTGCGAATCAATATCGAATGTGAGGGAAATACTGTCAGCGAGGTCAATATCGCAGTCGGCTACCGAGGTAACATAATGCTCATCATAATAATCCGTATAAAAATCATCCCCGCAACCAGCCGGTGCAGTATTGTCATTATTCGGATTATCCGCAACGAAATTGACAATAATCAAACCACTGCTATCTATGGTTGAACCGGAACCCCATCCAGGGATGTCATCTCCATTTTCTCTGCCGACGTATGGATTACCCGAACCATATAACAGCGCATAATCATGGGCAACTTCAGTTACGTTTGAACCATTAACCCAGATACCCATGTTGCCTGAGTTGTCTTCAAACTGAAACCCAACACAAACCCAACCTCTTTCAGTAATTGTTACGGTATCATAATCTTGATTTGTTCCACTGGCATTATGAGAAATCCCCAACTCAACAGTAGTGCCATTTGATTGTGACCGTA